GCCTGCCCTGGGCTGCCTGAGTAAACGCCAGCCAAATCAGCCAGCCGCTTAAACTGATTGGCATACTCTGTGGATGCCATGTTTTGGCCGTATGCAACCAAGTCGGACAGGGTGTTACCGGAGTTCAACATGCCGCGCGCAGCATTAGATTGCAGCACAGCGTTCATGCCTTGGTTAAACCGCCACTGATACGACGGGTCCATCGGGTCAAAACCACCGCCCGTTGTCTGAGTTGGAGAGTTTTGCATTTGAGAGTTTTGCAATTCAATTTGTTTGCGCCTCTCATCCCATTTGACCCATTCGGGGTTCAATACCTCCGTTGGGTTGTCCCAAAAACCGCCTTGAATGTATTTTTGCGGCTCTGGCCCGACGCCCTGCTGGTACGCAGACGGCGTCCCAACGCCCATCATGCGATTGAGCATCTGCGCATACGAATCTCTGTACTTCGCGAATGGGTCTGCACGGTCTGCTGCTTGGCTTGCTGCGGCCTCGCTATCGCCGCCTAAAACCGACGATACCACACCGCCAATCAGCGGCGCAGCAATGGCAGAAAAGATTGGCATATCAACCTCTGTCAATCAGCAGTTCTTCAATCAAGTCGATAGACTTGATACCTGCAGGAACCGCGTGAACGCAATACATGAGAACATCATCGGTCAACGCCTCGACAGCATGATGCAAGCCCGCCTTGATGTTGACAATTTCTGGTGCCGTGTACGTAGCGGCTGGCATCGTCCCGTCACCAACGGACACAGATACACTTCCCTTGGCCAGCAGCATGACATGGTGTGCGTCGTGCTTGTGTTGCACCACAGTATCGCCTTTTTTCTCGATGGCGATCTGAAAGACAGCAACGCCGCCGAAAGCGTGTTTACGAACCCCTACTTCGCATGTACCCAGCTTTTTCATGCCGCACCTTCGTCAACTTCAAAGCGGATTTCCTGAAGCCTGAATGGCCTGTTATCCGAGTGATTGATTTCCCATGCCCTCATTCTACTGGCTCCGAGGCGAGTAGTCATCTGTCTTACGCTGTCCATATTGATCGACCGATACGCCGACCACGATTGATAGTCATCATCAGACCATCGAACCGAAGCAAGGCCAGCCTTGTTTCCAATCAGATACATTGCCTGATAAAACTTGCGCTTGCTTGAGTCGAACGACAATGATGGCGTCACAATTTTTGTATTGATCGGCCCTGTAACAACCTGTCCAGTAGAAAGGTGATAGTCGTCCTGGTAATAGTTTGTGTTAACAACGCCACACATGCCGGAACTGTATTCCTGCATAAATGTGATGCCGTTATACGTGACGGCATCACACATTGCAAATGGAAACTCTTGTCCGTTAATCACGGATGTCCACTGACTCCATAAGCCAGTCGTCAAATCATAAACAACCGTCCCGCCAACAAATTGATTGTTCACTATCCCAGACAGCACGTAAAACGTATGACCATTACTGCGAATGACCATTGAGCGCACACTCGTAAAAGTGGAGTTATTGATGACTCGCTCAATCGCCGGTGTCGAAATTGGTTTAATAGACAATCCAGACAATTGGTATATTCTGACGCCAACGCCGGTCGATACACCGGCAAAAATCACAGTATCGTCAATTACCTGAACCGTATCTTTCGATGCGCATCCAATACGCCACGAACCATTGCTAACGGGCGCTAAGGGGCTTCCCGTTGATGCGCCGCTTGTATAGAAAAGCTGTATGCCATTGCTAAAAAAAGCCAAGACATAGTTCAAGTAATTTCGGATTGCCACCGACACGCCAGCATTGAATGATGGGCCGATGAAATTCAAAGTCGGCCAAGTGCCTGGGTCATTCAGCGCGCTCCCGCGCACCACATTGGTGTCAACCGTTGACCCCACCTGCAAAACATAATACGTTCCATTCAAATAGGCCCCGCCACCGCCAGTGACGGCAGGATAGTTTGGGTCGGCAATATGTGTGACAGCGCCAGATGGATAAGCAATCTTTACAGCAACATAGGCGTTTTTCACCAGTGTTGCTGGCTCGCCAACTGGCGATTCTAGGAACCAAAAATTATCCGTCTGCGGACTGTTGGTGATTGCCGCTGAGCCAACAACCGAATCTGTGCTTGCTCTGTATGCAGTCACACCGCCTGGTGTTCCGATTAGAACAAACGGGAGGTTGTTCAGCAAAAACATGCCGAGGCCGCTGCCAGATGCTGTAACGGTCGCATTGGCATGTACACCAAACCTTTTAACTGCAATAGGCTTGGAGTTTTCACAGGCTATTTCGGCATAGCAGTTAACCATTTTAGAGTCTGTCGTCCCATATCCGTCCCTGGTTTCAATATTAAACACAGGCGACAACGACTTGACTCCTTGCTGCTCAACTGCTGCCATAGCTCAATGGTGACGGAGTGAAGATTACAGACCCGCGCTCTTGGATTGAAGCAAAAAACTTTTCCCTGTACGCGGCATATCGCCGCTCAATGTCCATACGGACGCCCTGTGGCGTGCCGTATTCCAAAGCAATCTCATCGGCAAGCGCCCACTTCAAAAGCCGGTACGCTTCCTGCGGGAAGTCTGGATTTTCAGTGGCTAGGTTAACGTCTTGCACCTGCCGTTGAATCGCAAACTTCATCTGGTATGCAGAATCCGGCACGTTATACACTGTGACGATTCCACCAGACAATTGCGGGTCATACCAATACTGATTTGGAACGCCGCTCGCAGTCTTATTCCCGATTGCCTCGTAGTCTGACCGTGACACCTGCGTCATCATTACGTCAGACGCGCCGGTATTGACCCATCCGTCAACAATCCGAAGCGGCAGCTTGGTGGCAGACGATGAAGAAAGGTTATACGCGGCCTGCCCTACGACGCATGTTACCGGAACGGTAACCGTACACCAAAGAGGAATGCCGTCCGTCGCCATTTCTTTGCAAACGACATTGAGCGCCTGCGCGCAATTCGCAATATCGTCTGCCGGAATAACATCTTCCGACGCAAACCGCGTGGTAAGACGAAGCGCGGCAGCAATAAGCTGATCGCGGTTTAGCGCGAACGTATACGTCCCGCTTGTTGCCATTTAACCTTTTGCCTTTTTCAGCAAATAGGCTCCAAAGTTCTTTTTTTCGTTCTTTGGCTTGCCAAGTTTTGCCATCAAACCAAGCTGATTGATCTTTTGGTCAACCTGCTTTTTATCCTCTTGCTTTTTTTTCATGGCTTAACGCTCCTGTTTCAAGAGGTGCATGACAATCGTAAACGTCAGGGTTTGGCCAGCGGCCCATCCCTGAGTATTGGCAACAATTGCGCCGGTTTTGCCTGCGCCAGCATCGTTCGTAAGACCGGAAAAGTCTTTGAATTCCATGTTGCCACGGCCAGCAAGCGCCTCGATCAGCTTGTTCGTTGACGCCTGCCAAAACAGATTGACAACCAGCCCATCTTCGACGTTATACGACAGTTTTTGAATGCGGAAGGTCGCTGCCTTTTGCGCACCAGAAATGTCAATCCCCGTCAGCGTGGCCGGGTTGGCAATAACTGTATCTGCCAAGTCTGACGTGTCTAGCGTACCAACCACCTTGATGATGGTGTTGCGTGGCCCGTCAGAAATGACCTGAATGTTCCTGCTATTCGCCATGTTCAAGAAAAGACGGCGCTAAGGCCGTCTTTTTTTAAGGTGCGTTAGAACCGAAAATGGCTCGCGGGTTCACCCACAGGAACGCATAGCGCTCGTAGGCAGCAACGCGATAGTTGCGGGTCGAGAAGTCGTTATCTTCCCAAATCTGCAACGCTTCACGCTCTTGCCAGATCAAGCCGTCTTGCGCGTTCGTGGTGATAAACCACGGGCCGCTAGCGGTCAGGTACGGGCACGACACAATCCCACCAGGCAGCATGTTCTGCGTGTTGATGGGGTTGATGTCGTTGAAGTTGTTGCCAGTCTGCTTGTCGGTCTTGAGCACGCGCTGAGCGGCAAAGAAGTTCGACGGGTGCACAATGAGCTTATCGCCCATGAGCGGCTCGATATAGCCTTTGTCGTCGCGCGACTGCATCGCCATGATCAGCAAATCTTCCAGCGCAGCCTGAGAAAAGGCCGCGTCGGTTGCCGAGCGGTTGCTCCACGACCCACCGGAGAAATTCGGGTGCGCCGCATTGACCAGCGACACGCCGTCACCACCGGTGTAAGACGAATTGAACGCGCGGTTCAGAATGTTGACAGCAACAATGTTGCGCGTCTCGTCGAAGCTGCGGCGCAGCTTGGTAATGCGCTGCTGGGTCAGCTTGAGATAGCGGTTATCCTTCAGTTCCTCATGGGTGACGATAATCCCGTTCCCATAAGCAACGTTGGTGCCGCGCACGACAAAGCCTTGCTTCATCGTGCCGTATTCAATAGCGCCGCCTTCAGGCTTTACCTTGGCGACACCCATGCCAACGGCTTGGACGTATTCCTCATAGTTCTGCTCCGACATCTGCTTTTTGAAGATGAGCGGAGCATATTGAGGCGCAGCCTTTGCCGCCGAGTCCCACCACGCTTTGACACCAGGCCAAAGCGCTTTTGGAAAGGAACCAGTAGTAATCACAGACATTTTCTACTCCTTAAACGCCAGCCGTGCCATTCGCAAGCTCGTGAAGATTGAACTTCACCAGCCATCGCGCATACGCACCGTAGGTGTTACCCGGAACAACGTCCAAGCCCATGATGCGCAGATTCAAAGTGGCAGTGTTAGCCACGCTTGCCGTGCTAAGCACCGAGGCCGAGTTTTGCCGGGGGGACGTGGGGTTTACCACGGTGAACGTGGCATTCTTGTTGCACGCGCTTGCAGTCAGCGCGCTAAGACCATCGTCTTGAATGGAGAAAACCACGTTCGGGTCATCAACCACAAAAACGTAATAGTCTTTGGTTTTTGCAGCTGGGATGTTTTGCTGCGACAGATCAAGCGTGACGCCATTCAGCGACGTGCTATCACCTGCGACCGAAACGCCGACAACGACACCGCGAACAGCATCAGTACCAAGCGCTTTTTGCACGGCAGGAACGCCGTTAGCGTCTCCACCAGTTGCGCTTTTAACTGCGTCGCCCACGCTGATCATGTCAGTGTTGGTCGAAGGAACGTAATAACGATTGACCGCGCCATTCCAAGAAGCACCGGTCAACGTTTTCCGTGGAACAAATCCACTGGGAGCATTGATGTTCGGCATTTTGAACCCTCGTTAGCCTTTGTATGCGGTATTGGTCATGTCAATACCACGCCCATCGGGACGATACCTGTGGCTGTCCCGCTCAATAGCTTCTTCATGAATGGCTTTGTCCCAAGCGTCAGCCTGAGCATATCTTGCATCCTCAATCTCGCGCCAAATATCTTCCGGAATTTTCAGAAGATAGGCGCGCATCGGCGTGCCGTCAGCCTTGAGGCCAGCATGACGGCTAATGCGTGACGTTAGTTCAGCATCCGACACGATGCCTTGACTAAGCGAAACCTCGCCAGAAGTCACAAACTCAAACCCTTGCTCAAGCAGATACTCAAGCTGGCCCTCATCGTCGTTACCCCAATAAAGGTGATAACCGGGGATTTGCTGGTTGACCTGAAGTTTGAGCCGAGGCCCGCCGTAGTTGATCGCCGAGCGCTCCCTATCTGCGGTGTCGACCTTGTTTTGTCGCGTGCGCTGTTTGACTTCCATGTTTTTCACCGCTCAAAATAGGTTTTCAGGAACGTTTCTTCGGTCATCATGCCAGACGAAACGTAGTATTTCATCAGCTTTTTGTCTTCTTCAGGCAAGTCAGCAGCGGTCTTGCCTTTTACTCGCGCGGATTGTTTCCCGCCCTCCACAGCAACCGGCGTGGCAGATTTGTTTTCTGCAAAGCGACGGGGGAATTCTTCTACCATCATTTCTCGCACTTTATCAAGAAACTTTCTGCCGCGCAAGTCTTTGTTTTTGGCATTGATTTCTTTTCCAAATGCGATTGCAGCCTCGCGCAGTTTTTCGTCCGTTTTAAACCACGGATTTTCTTCCACCCATTCGTCAAGCACAATGGAATGAACGATTTGATCGGGGCTTTTCTGCTGTTTTTTTTCTTCCGCATCGGCGTTTAGCCTTTCGCGCTCATTTTGCAACGCCTCAATATGCCCATCGATTTCAACGGCTTGATCGTCGTTGCCCTCGCGGATGGCTTGCGCGCGCTGCTTTTTCAGAGCCGTGACCAATTGCAAAAGCTCTTGATCTTTGCGCTTTAGTGCGTCCTCGTAAAACGTCTTGACCTGAGTTTTGGTCTGCTCGAACGATTCAATCTTTTGCTGAAGTTCGTCGATTTTGCGCTGAAGGTTTTTGACAAACTTTTCGCCACGCTCGACAAAAGTCTTTGCATCAACCCATTTGTCGGCATCGCCTTCGTATTCATCTTTAGGACGCCATCCCTTGCGCCGTGCCTCGGCCTCATAGTCATGGTCGTCCTGATGGCCTTTCAGTTCAACCTCTGGCGCTTCGTTTTCTTCCGCGCCGACTTGTTCGTTGTCTTGCTCGTTCATTGCTCATCTCCTTTATGCACGGTAGCGATGATGTCCAAATCTTTGACAAAGCGGTACATTTGACCGTCAACATCTGATCGTTGCAGCTTGCCGACGTACATGCCGATCAGCACGTCGTCGCCAACCTCGCAATAGTCGGTCGTCTTGTCCGTCCAGCAATCGTGCCCGATTTCCACCACCCGCGCCACGGTTGCCCTGGTTCGCTCTTTGTCTGCTACAGCCTCAGGAATCACAATACCGGCGCTGGTGACAGTTTCTACAGGCCGCTCCAGCAGCAATAGCATGTGCCCTTGCGCATGAAAGCCGCTGGTGTTTGCTTGGTGAACGCCTTTTTCTGCGCGCCAGCCTTGTTTTCGCTCAGTTGGTTTCGTCATAGATGCCTTGCTCCATATCTTCAATAACGCCAAGAATCTGTCTTGCAACGTCAATGCCACCTAGGGCCTTTGCGTTTGCCAGACACGATAGCTCGCACGTCTCTGCCGCAAACCGTTCAAAAGACCAGTCAGTTTTTACCCGTTCGATCGCCTGCTCCAGCAGCCGTTTCAGTTCCGCCGTGCATAGTGACGCCGCCCATTCCTGCTGATCTTCCTTGGTCAGTTTCATTTCTCTGCCTTTCTAGCTCAATTGCTTTTTGAAGCGCGTCAATCGCATGGTTAATGCTTTGTTGCCGTGCGTTTGCCGCGCCAATTTGCGCCTCAATTAGCGCAATTTCTGTATTCTTGTCCGCGTTATCAGCCTTTGCGAAAAGCGCCTCAGAGCGCGCGACAAGCTCCAGAATCTTGGCCTTGTTGACCGCAGATTTTTCCTGCAATTCAGCAATAGCCACCGTCATTGTGTCAGAATGCTTCTTGGCATCCAATGCGATCTTCTGACGTTCAATCTCAAATTTCGGATTGGGAGTAGGCTTGATTGCCTTGTCTCCCTTGGGGAAGATTCTGTCAACGTGATCGTAACCAGCAATCGTGAGATATTGGTTAAGAACATAGCCGCGATCAATGACGGGCGTCGTTTGCGCAATCGCCATCAGTTCAGCCCATTTTTGCTTAAGCTGTGACGCGGTAACGGCCTCTGCGCTTGCATTTGGCTTAACAACAATACCATCAATATAGTAATCGTCGGGCTTTAGCATCCCTGTTTTCGGTCTTGTCAGCAGCAAATAGTTTTTGTTGTATTTGAAAAACATCTTGTTGATATACAAGATTTTCCCAAGCTCATCGCTGAACGACCGATACATGCGGGCATAGATGCCTGAAAACAGCATCATGCCTTGCTCGATTGTGTTGCGCGATGTTTCGGCAGGCGTGTTTTGCCCCGGCATGATGCCTGTCATGATGTCTGTAGCGCCAGAAATTTTTTCTGCGTAGGTGATCAAAAGCTCCAGCAGGCTAAACAAGACCGGCGAAGGTTCTTTTGTCGGCAACGGGATGATGTTCTTGCGCAAATCGTCGCCAGTCGAATCAACCGGCTTCCATTCAAACGGCATAAACGATGTCGTGCCGCTCTTAATCTTGACGCCTCGACCAAGAAAGCCGCCCGCCGTGTTCGCCATTGTTCCAGCATCGACAAGCTGGTTAATAACCGTGTTGATTGTC